TTGTGAGTGCTGTGAGTGCATCCATTCCTATAGCAACTGTGCCATCAGCAGCAGAAGTTAAATCGCCCCTTAAAGCATCTTTACCAATCGCAACACACCCATCAGCTTGTCCGCTTGCATTGTCCATAGCAAGAACACCTATAGCAGTATTATCACTACCATCTCCTTGGTGAGCCAAGTAACCTACTGCTGTATTGCTATTAGCATCTGTTACTTTATTTGCTTGATGACCTATTGAGGTGTTATAATAAGAATCTGTTTGTGCTAATCCTGCTTGATACCCAACAGCAACATTCCCAGCACCAGATGTCAATGCGGCCAGTGTATCATGACCAATAGCAATCGTACCATCCTGTGTTATAGCCCCAGACAATGAGTCAGACCCAATAGCAATACATTTATCAGCTCCATTGACGGCTCCACCCATCGCTCCATATCCGATACCTACATTATTTGTTTCACCGTCTATAGCGTCTCCAGCAGTAGAACCTATCATTACATTCTTATCGCCTGTATCTATGTTTTTACCAGCACCGTGACCGATAAGAGTATTTTCATAACCACCAGATGCAATATCCTCACCAGCCAAATAACCAAGTAATGTATTACCAGATGTACTATCAGTTCCACCAGTTCCACCACTATCATTATTCGAGAGGCTGATGCGGGAGTTGGCATCAACAACCATTCTTGTTGTAGCACCCGACAATCGAGAACTGCCTGTCCTTATGTTGACTTCAGCACCCCAGATGATTGCTGGATACGGAGAATCATTGTCATAACCGAAACCACCATACGTACCCTCTCCAGCATTGCCAACGACTATACTCTCACCCTCTCCTGTTCCTGCGTGTCGGATGTCCAACGGACATACTGGAGCAGCAATTCCAATACCTATTTTCCCTGTCCCATTCGGCATAAGTGCGATGTCGCCGTTAGACGTGGTAGAGATAGTCCCACCGCCTGTGAGCACTATATTGTTGTCCAGTGTGACATCTGCCGTGCCTAACAGATTTTTCCTTGTTATTTTCTTGGTAGTACCGCTGTCAACTATAACAAATTCATCAGCATCAGCTACCGCTGTTAAAGCTGTTAAATTACTAATCTTTACATCTGCCATTTTTCTAAACTCCTAAAGTAAAAGGTATCCGCCATCCTCTTGAACGAGGTTGCGGCTATCTTCTGTGTGTATGTTGCCGAAAATTATGTCCTTTACTCTGCTGGCCTGCTGTGCCAACAGACTTAATGCAATTCTTAACATAGCCTAACCCAGGTATGCGACAACCGAACCGGTTGCCAACGTAAAAGCGGACCAGTGCCCGAATATCACCATACCTGTTGGGAATGTATTAGAACTGTCAATCGCATCACCATTCCCGCCGGACGTACCGATATAATTACTGTTTACGGGAGTGAGTGTGGTAAACGTGGAATCAGTTAGGAATTGGATGGCAACGATGTTCTTGCCGGTAAGCGCACTTGTGCCGTCTTCAAACAAGCACCCGCCTCGTCCCATTCCAAGGGATACGGCCTGCTGTACAGTTAAATCTCTCCAATTTGTCATAATTTCCTCCTTTGTTGGTTAGGACGTGCTAAGGTGTGACTCACCGTGAACGCACTATTTACTTCACAAATCTGAAGTGTTGAGACAAAAAAAACATTCTCGACACTATTCACTTATATGAACTTACGCCTGAATTGGTGAAAAGTTCAACAGTTACTGAGACTTTTCCCCCATTTTTCTTAACTCCCTAAATTTCTTCTTAAATCTATCGGACAAAAACCCTTTTATTTCCTTTGACGTTTTTTCTATCTGTTTTCGTTCCTCTCCTTCAGCATCTGACCACTTTTCATAAAAAGCGTAAGCCCTTGCTTCTGGAGAAGAAATGTCCATCATATCATACCACCACCCTTGAAGTCCCCGAACATTTCTGCTGTTAAAATATCTGTTTTTCAACCGCTCTCTATCTTCTGTTGGTTGAGATGCGATAAAAGTTCTTACATTCTCAAGCGGAGCTTTAGTGTCAACCAATTGATACAATTCTCTGTTTTGTGCGTTGCGACGACTGTTTTCCTCAATGGATATTCTCTGTATCTTTTCTCTGTCTCCGCCTACAAATGGTGATGTTGACCTGAGTATCCGCCTTGCAAAAGGAAGTTTTGAAATCTCTTCCCACATTTGACCGGTTTCTTCTTCCGGAATTGTATCTAATAGCTCTTTCAGTCCTGATCCTACTAAACCTGTAAATATATTTCGTCTTGTAAATATCTCTCCAAGTGCATACTTCATTCTTTCGGGTGAGATACCAAGTGCGTCACCAATAGAAACAAACGCTGGATGTGTACGAGTGGTGTATTCTTCTTCTGGGATTACTTCTGGACCACGCCAAATATCTTCCTTCGTCCAGAAATCCTTGTTTAACACATAACCGTGATAAGCGTCAAGAGTCGGAATGGATATGTTGCCTGGAATCAACGGAACAAAATCCTCAATACTTTTTAACACTTGCTTGCTTGGCATTTCACCATAAAACAAACGCGCTGACAATGCTTCAAACCCGCTTGCAAATACTCTCTGCCCCTGATCTTTCGGAATAGAAATGTAAATATATCTCTTTCTTCCGCTTTTATCGTTATAGGAATATGGAGTGGTAATAATCCAGTTGGCGTTTTTCTGTTCTTCGCTTATTTGATCGTACGCTTCTGGATTTACCGACCTATTAGCAAGGTACATTCCTGTTGACAACGCCCCAATCTGTGCCACCTTTGCAGAAAATGTTCCTGGATCTTCTTTGGCTGACCTTAGAATTGACCTTGTTGCCTGGATACTTGCGTTTAAGTAAGGTATGGCATTGTCCGCCACTTTAATGGCAGATCCGCCTTGTGAGAAATCAAGATACCTTCTCGCAATCCAAGTGGCTTCACGTTGAGACTTACCGCTTTTAATCGCTCTTTCTCTCAACATTAACCTTGTAAGCAATTCAGATGTGGTTCCGCTATACTCAAAATAATCCCTGACATCTCTTAATGGTTTTATAGTGAGAAATTCACCCTGTTGTGCCGTAACACGGCCTTGGTGAGTAAGAAACTCCAGTCCTCCGCCTTCATTAATATAGTCTTCATACCGTCCGGTTCGTGTTACAACATCCCTTGCAACGGCTGCCATATCAACACCCATTTGAACCGCAGCTTTGGGTCCAAATGTACTGTATCCGCCTTTACTTCGTGCTGTTGACATCCATATAAGACCTAAGTCCCTGGGGATGTTTGCAATAGCAAATTCGGGGTTTAATCCCCCTGTTGCGAATGGCCGTAAGATTGCACTTCCTGTAATCCACCTCAAAATTTTCGCACTGCTCATTGATATTTCAGGATCACGAATAAGCCAGCTTCTTGCAAAGTTGTTTTCAAGCAACATAAAGTGACGCTTGCCGTCAAGCATTACACTTACAGATGTCTTTCCCGCAGGTACCTTCCCCTTGCCATCCCACATTTCAATAGCTCCAATCTCAGGATTCTCCTGCACTGTACGATACAAAGACTTATTCGCCTCATTCCTCATTATACGCCCTTGAGTGCGAAGAATTGTCTGTGATATTAACAGCTTGGGATTGTTCATCAAACTTTGTGTACTGCCTTCTTGTAATGCTCTGATACCAGAATCAGGTACAGAAATAATCTTACCGCCAGACGGCATAACAATCAGCGGATCTAAATGCTGTATAAAACGACGAGGTGAATAATGCTGTTGTTCTACCAATTCTGCATAAGCTTCATCTGTAAGCAATCCATTCTCTTTAAGCATATCAAGCTGCTTACGCATTTCACCAAAATATCTTTCTGAGGCTGCTTCAATACGAGTCCTCGTCTCCAGCGGTACTTCCTCGTCAAACTTCTTAAACCATTCTGCCCAGTGTTCTTTTCCTTTATCTCCCGGGTGCTTAGGACGCTTTTCACCACGAATGTCATAAATTTCATCAATTTCAACAGTACGCTTGCCTTGTATAAAATCAGAAAGAACATCAATTTCTTTGTGCGATAATTCTCCAAAAATCTCCTTTTCAGCTTTTGAATACATTCGTTCTGCTTTTGCTGAAGCACCTGCCGACAGTTCAAGGTTCATCACCGCTTCCTTGCCAGCGATGCCGCCATCTTTCATTAATATCTCTTTGGCTTCACCAGAAATATCCCAAATTTTCTTTCGGAGGGTGCCTTTAATTTTTTGTGGTGTGGTTTTATTTGATTCGGCAATATCAAGCCTTTGTTTTTCCATCACCGCATCTACACTCCCTGCCTTCTTAGCGTCATACGGAAAAATCTCTATCTGCTCACCTTCCTTGGTTATGGCAATCTTATTCCAAGTTTTGATAAATTCTTGTGCTTCGGCCTCATTACGAGGGATTTTGAATCCAATCTTTTCCAGTTGACCGAAAGCATTGTTTAGATTGTCAGTCGTTTTATGATATTCTTCGGCCGTAAGCTTGCCACCCTTCATAAACCTGGTACCAGTGCTTGTGCCGTGCAAAAAAGTCATTGTGGCCAGATTTTTTATGATTTGCTCTGGATGTTTTATATAATCTGAACCAACCGTTTGTAAGACATCCATTGCTCTTTTATTTGGATTGTCCTTCATTGCGTTGTAATAAGTGTCTGCAAATCTATTCGCTTCAGCCGCCGTTGTAATAGCACCTGCTTGCAGAAAAAAATTCCCAAGCGCCCTAGCTGTCTCCTTTACTATAACGACTTCTCCACCTAATCTCCCAAGAAACGGGAAAGCCGCACCCAGCATTCCATCTAGTGCCGTTCCAACCATCCATCTGTCAAATGTCATACCTTCTGCCACTTCTGGGTCCAGCACTCGACGTGCGCCACCTACCGAGGCAAATACTGTTGCCGATTTTGCCGCTGCTGGCAACTTTGTCAGTTGCATTACCTTGGTGGGAGCCAAAAACGCAAGAGCGTGACTAGATGCTTCCCCCATTCCCATTAGTGTTCTGGCTACCTGCATTTTGGTGTTATCCTTAAAATAAGGTGTTTCGGCAAAATGTGTTTCAAATAACTCTGTTAATGCTGGCTTATCAAAAACTCTTTTAGCCAAGCCGTATGTAAAGGTATCTGCCCCGCGATAAAGTGTATTTTTTACAGCACTCCAAAAAACACCATCTTCCTGCACCTCTTTTGCGAGTTCTTGTTTTCTTTCAAGTTCAAAATTAGTGTATTTTCTTAACCAAGGCTTTACATCTTGTTCTTGTGTGCTTAACGAGCCACCTGATGGAATAGAAATGTTATCTGGTGCGATCAATTTGGAAAATTCTTCAAATGATTCACCTATTCTATAATATGGAGAAACTTTGTCAAAAAATTTTTCCTGACGACTTGGGTCCTTCATAAAACCCTTAAATTCACCGTAAGAAGGAAGGCGAAAGGGATCGCCGCCCAAAGAAATTACATTGTCCTCGTCAGCATTTTCTGTAAGAGCGTCATAAATAAGTTTTAATTTGTTGGACATTATTAAAATAAATCTTGAATGACAATCTTTCCTCCAGACACATACGGAGACATCAGTTGATCGAACTGGCCCATCGCACCCTTTCTTTTCTCTTCGCCAGCGAACGGATCGTCAATTATTGCCAGTAACTCATCAAGTTGATATTTTACATTTTCAGGAATATCACCGACTTTAAGCGGTGCAAGCTGTGTAAACCGTTCCGGAGCAATCTTCGCTTTAGTGCTAAAATCATACGGATCGCCACCCCGAAATTGTATCCATACAGGGTTGTTGGAAGCATCAACATACCTCTGTGGTTTACTTAATTGTCCAACTGGTTCTTCCGCCTCTGGCTCAAACGCGCCTGGGACTGTCGTAGCAGGTACAGCAATTTCTTCGACTCCCTCTCTTTCGGTCACCACACCTGCCGGTGTCGTAACTTCACCTGCGATTAAACCGCTGGTAGTCAATATCTCTTTTGCTTCTGAAGGCGTAACTTCGTCACCCAATACCTTGCCGTGTAAATCAATTAAGTCTGCCTTGCGGTTCAGATCTGTGGTCTCCTTGGAATAAAACTTAATCTGATTTATCATAAGCTTCTTTTCATCACTTAATAACTTTGGCTCCTCCGGCTTCACAAACGACGACTCATCATTCATATACGACGACATTATCTCAAATGCCTCATCTTCTGTCATCTTGCCGTAAATAAGTGCCATCCCCACACGATACGCTTCACTCTTCGCTTTGGGGTCACCAAAACTTTTTGCCATTGACAGCCACTTCTGCGACGCTTTCTCCCGCGATGTCTTGTTCGCCGCTTCCCGCTTTAATGCCTGCTCAGATGCGCCGGCAACACCTTGTGCCGCTCCAGCAGCAAATGAAGTCACTGCCAACTGAAGTGCGGATGGACGCTTTTTAGTCTTGAATTTGAATGCCATTATTCTCTCCTGCGCCCCGTATGGACCAACGCACCATTTTCTATATGGTAATTATGTCCGTCAATATCAATGTTATAGACATAATCAGAACCTTCCTCACTCACAATAGACTTGACCTCTTCGCCACCCCAAAGAACATCACCTTCTTTTAACTTTCCGGATAGTTCCAAGCTGCCGTCTTCCATAATATAGGGATGGTATCCAGTGACTTTTATTCCATCCACATTGATCGTGCTTGACGCATTATATTTATGAACTTTACTTACAGGCTTAAATCCGCTTGTAGTGCTAATAACATCACCTTCTTTTAGCAGTTCAAAGGGTATTATACTATCAATACCAACAACACCAACACTACCGTCAAAACAAGTCCAAGCCATCGTTCCACCACTTGCTATGGTGGCACCGGCTTTCGCACCATAAAATGTCCCAGCCGCTCCGATAGTATCACCAATAATCCCTTCCCACCATTCGGGCTGAACATCAAGCTGTGCCTGGATTCCAGCACGTTCTGTTTCCTGCTGTTGGAAAAACCGCGTCATCGCATTGGTGATCTCTTCTTGCCTTTGCCCCAATTGTTCCATAGTAAAAACATTTCCAACATCCATCCCTTCAATCTCAGCCAACTTCGATTTTGTTCCAGCTCCAATACCCTGCACAATATCGGAAAGCTGTCGGCCTGACGCTTCGCTCAACCTTTCGGTCGCAAACTCTGCCGCTGGTGCCTCCCCGCCAGTTCCCAAGATTGCCTCAGAAACCTTTCGTGCCATTTGACCACCCTTACGGGCTGAAAGTCGTTCAGCATATTCTTCCTGTTCTTCTCCAGCTCTCTCAACAGCGGTCTTATACTCACCCGTCTGTTCCTCAATCTCAGCACGAAGTTCCTCTTTATCAGCGTCAAGATCATCTTTCTCTTCCTGTTCACTTTCAAAAGATTCCCATTCATCCTGATTCATCAGATTACCGCGTTCTGACTCAAAATCTGCCATTTTTTCTCGCCACATTCTCCTTACATCCGCCCAATCAAATCCTTGAAATGCCCAATCATCAGTTTGCAGAACGATGTTTCCTGACGAGTCTTTTAAGAACGCATTAATTGTGGTTCCACGCCAATCTCTTATCTTATACGCTTTATACAAATTACCTTGTTCATCGTACATAGTCTTCCAATACTCAGTTTTATTTGCCATAATTAGCTCCTACAAGTCCTTTGCTCGTTTCATTTCACTGTATTGCCATTCGCCCGAAACCTTCGTAGCGAACAAAACCTTCCCCTTATGTTTACATACCCCGAAATCACCGTCCTGACCGTCACCCGGAGACAACAGCGTTCCTTTAACACCCAGTATCCTGTCCTGTTTCTGCTGCCTCAGCAAGTTCAGCTCCTCCTGTGTCACTTCCATTACGGCTGATGCCCTACTACTGCGTACTCAACAATAGTATCGTCCAGTATCAAATCCTGTCCGGCACTGGAGAACTCCAATTCCAAAGTTTTACCAACAAGATTCAAAAAATCTCCCGTATTGGTAAGTGATGCTGACGCACCGAATGTAAGTGTCTTATCTGCTGACGTATTTCCATCCAGATATGCTTTCACTGTAAGAGCGTCACTGGCTTCATCATCTGTCTTGTATGTAACATAAATTCTTGTGAATCGCTTCTTCATTCCGGGATAGCCGAAATCGTACTGCTTTGTCTTTACAGTTGCTGTCTGAATGTTGTCCGTAGAGGAACTGTTCATCTCCTTTATGATAGCGCTGGTAGGCATCAGGAAGCCACCGTATGTGATCTGACGTAAACAGGTTCAAGGTTGTCTCCAATTTGAAAATTACTGACATCATCCGCTGTAATAGAATCAAGTGTTGCTTTTGATATACTCCTGTTATCGAAATTATATCTGTACCCGTTCACCACCGCATTACCTGGTGAAGTATCGGGAATTATCACCAGCTCCTTCTGAACACCGGAATAACCGATAGCCGGGTTATCGAACGTAAGCGCTTGCCATTCAGAGCGAATAGGAAGCGACAGTTCTACAATTTGTTGTGGTGTTATGAGTGTAATCTGCTTGGAATCGCAGCATACAACACCATACGGTGTCTTAATACTTGCAGAGCGATAAGAACATCCAAATCCCCTGTAATGACGCTCTATGTGCCAATTCAACTCAGAACCGGCAGATACATTCATAATATACACATTCCTGTCTTTAAGAACATATAACCTGCCGTCCAGTTCCTCCAGAGACACAATTTCGTCACCGTCATTCTTACCGAAGTCCTTAAATCCGGTCATTGTAATTTCATCAGGCTTAAATACAGGCGACCAATATACCCTGCTTCTTTCCCTCACTGTCTGCTCGTTTTCGTCCTTAGTGTCTATATTGCCGTAAAATGCTCTGTCTCCTGCCACCACCGATGTCTTCCATCGTATGGCCGGTACCGTCTGATTGGCAATGCGTCCGGTGAACGACTGATACGTCATCGCCTTGATACCGTCAAACGGGAAGTACCAATTCGTCACCACATCAGTTCTCGGTGTGGATGTAACCACATAATATGTCTCAGGGTCAGACGCTCTCGTTCCACTTCTGGAAACGGGAAGCATATTGGCATCAAACTCTACACCATCATCTGTCGTCACTTTTGCCGACACCTTCCCCCACATAGAACTAAGTGAATTGAGCATTGTAGAATAGTCGTTTGGACTTTTCGCAATGCTGACCGCCACAGCGATATCGTTAACAGCCGTATTAACAAAATAATCAGTGTCAAGCCATTTTCTATCAGTGCTACCAGCCTCAATGGCGCCAACAGTTACCTCTGAACCAGCAGCATCAGGACATCTTGTCCAATGCCCCCAATTACTTTCAACGTTTGTAGCGGTTGGCTCAAGTATAGCCAAATCACTATCAGCGAATCCTGTTTCCACATCAAACGTGCCTGCTAAATACCAATCTACCTCGTCTTTCGGCTTCCAGTACAGATTTATGGCTGTTATACGACGATTCCAATTGGCATTGGAAGCACCGGTGTAAATAACAAGATTGATCGCTCTCGCCTTGTGCGGAGACGGATAGATATAAATTTCGCTATTATCGCTGTGATCAGCGTCAGAAGTGCCCTGCTGTCCCCTTACAACCGTTAAAACATCGCTATCGATTGCGGTGATAAGCATTATTTCCTGACCGATGCGAATATAAGTATAGATATTAAACGCTCCGCCAGAATCTACTGTTACTGTCGTGTCCCCCATATCAAACGAAGCATCATTTACAAGGTTGTCTGTTGTTCCATCGACGACCAGTTTTGCCTTAAATTCATCGGGACCCTGCTCCTTAACTTCAAACCCTGACACACCAATCTCACCATCATCAGTCTTACCCAACTCCGTCTCCTGAATATGATCATAAACATACGTTACTGTATATTTATCATCTTCACTGAATGTTTCAGACCTGATTGCATCGGGCCACAAATAGTGATCGTCATTTTCCAGTATTGTACCGGAAGCGTACGGATGCCTCGGCTCGTAAGAAAAGATTCCCACATTCCTTTCTGCGCTTATCCCCCCTCCAAGAGATTCCAAGGTTATATTGTCAAAAACTGCGACGCCTGTATCTGCGGAAGATATACTTGCTAATAACTTTATATATATCGTAGAAGCTGGTGCAATAAAATCAACAGATACATACTGCCAATCCTCTACGGTTGTTATTGAAGTCGTTGCGGCATCAAGAGAACCTGTTTGTGTTCCAGATATACCAATTTTTGAATTTAATGTGCCAGAAAGTGTTTTTATATAACAGGCAAGACGATATTGTTGTCCAACGGTAACAGAAACGGCTTGATAAACATTCTGACCAGTTCCGTTTGTATATTTAATCTGCTGTGCGCTGTTTCCAGCATAAGGATCAGCAGTATATTCGGCTACTGTAACCGTTTGTTGATTGCTCCAATTGGTTGCTAATCCATCTGTAAAACCACTCTCAAAATCGTTATTATTAATTGTAACAGATGTGTTCAGTCCCGCTGTATCGTAAGCACCTTTCATCTTTACCACAATAGGCGGCTTCAACTCTGTCTCATAAATTTTCCAATTGCTGATATTTTCGTTCTGTGCCGGCTGGTAATAATCGGGAGACTTATTCGTTCCGTATGTTATTCCTGACGCTGTGCCGTTACCCCAAAACTCCCGCTTGATATGTCCGTACCACTGTGAGGCATTATTACTGTTTCCCAGGTTTCCGTCAGAAATACGAAGCACTTCATTATGCGCAAACATATCCACTTCCGGATCACTGGAAGTGTCAGTCCAGGTTGTCTCATCAAATATCTCCAACCAGCTTCCACCTCCTCCGTCAGCGTTGTCATATCGCTCCACTGTTCTATCGCTGGATCCGTTCTTGCGATACAATATGTGCCACATCGTACTGTTCTGATTATTACTGGCATCCCAGCCGGTACGATAGATATAGTACCCCTGTCCTTTAAGAATATCGCTGGTGGAACGAGCTGCTGTAATATCCGCCGCTCCTTTCACCTTCTCCACTCTCCCGATTTTGCGATTCTCAACTTCTTCAAACGACTGGAACTGATTGTCCTTAATATCCAGCGGAGACGGATACGTCACCAGTCCGCCGCTGAAATCGCCAATCTTAAATCTCTGTTTAGGATTAGGCATAATTAAAAATCGTTGTAGTCAATTGTAAATGACGGTTCAGCAAATTTGTAATTACCGTACTGTATCGCTTTCCGTTTCCACTCACTCCACTCATTCTTATAGTAGGAGATCATATCCCGCTGAAACCTCTCCGCCACCTTCCAGGCACCGTAATAAACCAACGCCTCGTGATAAGCCGAATCAATGTCAGGTGTTGACGTATTGCTCGATAATGTCGTCGGCTTCGGAATGTAATAAATCTTTATCGTTACTGCTGATGGGTCGGGGAATATCCCCACTTTGTTGTCCCTGATGTAATATCCGTATCCGCCGGGGATAGTAGCCGTTCCGCTGGAGTTTGACGGATTCACTATCTGATGATAACCGATACGGTGAATCTTGTAACCATCGTAGTCCACTCTCCGCATCCGTAAGATGCTAATGGCAGCAGCGCCTCCGCCGCCTTCCGGCGTCCAAATGGAAGAACTGTCTAAATCGTATTCTTTTGTACCGGACGCTGCTGTTGCCGTAGCAGTGGTTTCCAGCAGTTCCGCTTCATCCACAAGTATCATCTGCCCTCGATTGATAAAATCATTAATTGTGGAATCCTGAGCTTTTTCTACATCAAGTTCCTGTGTAATAGACCGTATCTCAGAACGAATCTGTTTTAAGTTCATCTCATCCTCGGTGTTTGCACTCCAGGTGCCTCTTCAACCATATCCTGTTGGACTTCTTGCGAATAAGCAGCACGGATATCACTGTATTTAGCCGCTACACTGGCGTCAACACTCTGTTTTAATTGTAAAATATTAAGCTTCTGAGTCGCTTTGCTCATTGCACTCAATATAACCAAATCATAAAATTCTGTCGGCACATCCATTATACCTGCATCAGTTGTCATTT